TGGCTGTTGCAACGCGAAAAGAAAACGAACTCGACATTGGCGCGAGCGCAAAAATATTGCGTCAACTCTCTTCAATGGCTGATCGACGAAGGCGTTGTTCAATCCATCACGCCGACCGTTGAGTTCGGCGGTGACGCGCTTATCATTCATGTCGCAATCGTTAAGCCGGACGGCACAAGCGACGCGCCATTTAAATTTCAATCATCTTGGGACTCTCTGGAGGTCAGCTAATGGGATATACAAAACCAACTTTGCAGGAATTAATTGACTCGATCAAAGCGGATCTGTTCAGTCGCTTTCCAACGCTAGACGTTGCGCTGGCGAATAGCTTCGCCGCGAGCCTTGCCGAAGTACTCGCAGGCGGTGTCAATGGTCTATATGGATACCTTGACTGGATCGCAGACCAGCCATTCCCTGATACGGCATCCGACGAGAACCTCGAACGCCTTGCCAACATCTTCGGACTATCCCGCCTCGCCGCAACGCAGGCGACCGGAACTGTCACCTTCACCGGATCAATCGGATCTGCCGTTCTGACGGGCGCGGAACTCGTTTCTTCAAGCGGCGCGATCTATTCCGTGGATACCGGATTCATTCTCGCATCAGGAAGCGAAGACCACACCGTCACCGCTGTTCTCGCAGGGCTTGACGCAAACCTCGCGGCGGCTGGATCGCTTTCGTTTGTGTCAACTCCCGCAGGAATGGACGGAACAGCGACTGTTGATTCGGGCGGCTTGACCGGAGGAACCGACCGCGAGACAGATGCGGAACTCAGAACGAGGGTCTTGCAGAAACTAGCCAGCCCACCGAAAGGCGGGAAGGCGGAAGACTACGAGGCATGGGCAATCGAAGCGACGGATGTAACGCGCTCATGGGTTCGGAACATAAGTTCGGCAGATGATTCCGCCATCGATGAATTTGCAATTCCGGCTGGTGATGTGTGGCAGTATTTTGTAATGGATGAAACCTACACCACGCCAGCAACTATCGGCATCCCTGCGGCGGGAGATGTCACCGATGTTCAGGATTACATCGACGCGCTTCGACCTGTGACCGCAATCTATACCTCAAAGGCTCCGACCGCGCAGACCATAGCATTTAACATTTCAATAATTCCGTTCACCCCAGCAAATCAAGAAGCGGTAGACTCCGAGCTTCTTAGCACGATCTTGAATGAGCGCGTTGTCGGCGGAATCATTGCGGTTTCTTCATTTTACGAAGCAATGAGCCGCGTACCAAACTTAACAAATTGGGTGATTAATTCAATCGACGGCATCGCGCCTGCGGATGTTGATGTTGCCGCTGGTGTGATTAGCACCAAGGGAACAGCAACGATTATATCGATATGAGAACGACTGAACAATATAGACAGGCGATTCACAGCCTAATGCCTCAAGGCATGATCATCCCGTCGTCGGCGGAAGACTCGACCATCGGCGAACTGCTTGAATGGATCGGCTCCGAGTTGTTGACGGCAGAGAACGCCGCAAACGATACGCTCGTTGAAGGCTTCCCGTCTTCGACTGGTGAGTTCCTTGCAGACTGGGAGCGGGTTCTCGGTCTACCGCGAGAGGGCATCGTTGACCAGAACGTCACGGAGCGACGCGACACGGTTCTCGCTTGGTTAAATATCAGCGCGTTCTCGAATGCCGACTTCTTCGTTTCGATTGCGGCGGTCATGGGGTTTGAAATCATTGTAACAGATCGCGCAGACAATCCCGCGCTTTCCGCGTTCGAGTGGCGGGTCAGCACATCAGCCGACTTGCCTACAACCTTTTTCAGAACAGGTCAGTCGCGTACAGGCGAGGCTCTTGTCGATGCCGGAACGGTAAACGCTCTTGAGTCACTGATCGAGTTCTTCGCACCAGCGCATACGACCGTACTGTTCAGCTACCTCTCGAATTTAAACACGATTAGCGGTGACAATCTCGTAACAATCAGCAACAACAACATTATCGTATAGGAGCAAATTTATGCCTGATGTAGATTTTACAACATTCACAGAAATAACCACACCAGTTCCGGCGACTTATATGGTCGCCTATGAGGGCGTGGACGAGAAACGGATTCTGATCTCCAACCTGCAAAAGTTTATTCAGCTTAATACAGGCGGCGGGTTTGCGCATTCAGCGGGACAACTTTCTTATGATGCCGTCAGCAAGACGGGTTTGATGGACACAGGCTACTCAGACGTTCGTGTCAACATCGGTCAGGAAACGCATATCAGATTTTTCAACGATACGGGCGTTCAGATTGACAACGGCATGGTCGTCAATGCGGCTGGCGTAGATGCGACGAATAAAGTCGTGAAAGGCATTCTGGCTGACGCAAGTTCTCCGCAGACATCATCCTCGGTCATTGGATTGGCAACGCACGACGTTCCAGATCAGACAGTCGGGCTGGCGACGTTACTCGGCGAGGTCAGAGACTTCGACACATCTGCTTTCTCGACAGGCGGTTTGATCTATCTATCAGAAACCGCAGGAGAGTTGACGGCAACGCGACCTGTTGTTCCGGCAAGTATCGTTATAATGGGAACGGTTATCGAGAGCCACGCCACGACTGGCATTGCTTTTATTAACGCTTCACTTTTCTCCAGAGACAGCGCATCACGGTCGATCCCTATCAACAGCGGATCTTCCGGCACTGATTGGCTGTCTGGCTTCTATGATTGGAGCGAACCAGATGCCAACCTGACCCAAGCATCATTGACCGTCGCGCATGGCACGGCGGGGCAATCTCGCGCCGGACATGTCGGCATAGTCCCGACTGGTGCTGGAACTGTAGATACAGGGCAAGTTGGTCTTCGGGTTGTTGGTATACAGGACGACGAGGAAGGCATTCAGGTCGCGGCGCAGACTGGAATAATAACCGATGACATCACGACGCTCACCGGAACCACCGGAGCAGGGTTAGGTATTATGGTCGAGACGGCGGAAAAATTCAGCGGTCAGGTATCGATTGAACTATACGTTGTAAGCGGTTCGCCGACGACCTATAGCCTAGATTTCAACTATGGATTTTCAAAGTACGAGGATTTTCAAAATCGAGATGTCACCATTCAATCGTTTGAAGTTTTGTGGACAGGCAGAGCCGCCGAGACTGGGTTTGATATTGCGCTGTTACATCATCAGCCGATTGGATGGACATACGCGGCGACAGGATTCGTTGCTGGCGATGGCGATATCGCCCGACGCTCTGTAGATCAAGCTCTTGCATTCAATGTTGCGAGTGGTGTTTCGGGATCGTGGAAACGTGTTAATATAAACGAGTTCATTGACGGCGATACTCTCAGCGGAATCATTATAAAAATGGATACAGCAACGAACAACTCTATCGCTGGCGTGGCTCACATTACCGCCTTGAGCGAAGAACTTTCGTAACGGAGAACAGATATGCACAAACCAGATAACGCAACGTCAGTCGCAGTAGAGCCAACCCGAGGCGCGGTCGGAGTAAAGCCGAATGCTTTCTTTCAGGACTTGGCGACGGGCGGAACAATCGTGCAGGCCGACTTTATGAACGCGGTCATGAAAGAGCTTTCGTTCATTGTAACGCAGGCGGGTTTGACTCTCGACAAGGCAGACGACACGCAACTCGGTCAGGCAATCAAACTGATAGATCAGCAAACCGTCACGCTTACAGGTGGAACCGTTGCTTTGTCTCAGTCGCAAAACACGACAGGCACAACCACGCACACTTTCAGCCTCGCTGACTTCACATCAGGATCAACCCTCGACACCGATGAAATAAGAATGTTGCATGTAGAAGCCTATGCCGAAGGCGAGGAGAATGACTACGGTAGGGTGGAAGCACTCCTTCCTGACGGCGTGACTTGGGTTGATCTGAACAACGCATCGGGCGGTGCTGGTAGCAATAACGAAAGAAACGCGCACAGAGTCCTATGTTCTCTTCCTATAAATAAAAATCAGTCTACGGCAACTATCAAGCTGACTTCTGTTGCCAGTATGGATTCAGCTTTTCGCATCGTCGCGGCAACACAGAGAACTTTTAGCTAATCAAGGAGAATCAAAATGAAACAGGAACTACAAACACTCGGCGTATTAAACGAAACCGGAGCTACAAAACGTAGCGTCGGCGGCGAGGCTATTTTCGCGGTGACAGGTGTATTCGGCGGCGCGTCAGTCGCGGTTCAGGTGTCAGTTGACGGCTCGGTCTGGACATCTGTCAATGATCGTACCGACACTGTTATCGCAATTACGGCGGCGACGGGTGATGCGTATCGCGAAACGATTAAATCAGAGATGTCCGTTCGTTCGGTCATTACGGGCGGTGACGGTACGACTGCGCTTGTAATCACGATGATGCAGTAAGCGGAGAAAGATTATGAAAAGATTTTTGATTTTATTGATGCTCATTCCGCTTGCAGGCTTCGGATCTATCCTGATGGAAAATGCGGCGCGAACGACCGAGCTGACGATCCCTGCTGATGTCGTCGGGCTGTCTAACTATGTTGACGCGGCTGACGCTGTTTTGCAGTCAGGCATTGATGGTATCACATCGAATCCGCTAATGCTAAACGTTCTTGATTTTGGCGCGGTGGGCGATGCTGTATACACCGAAACTGCCGACATAACAAGTGGGACTCCCAACTTAACGGGGGATGGAATTTTTACAGCAGATAGTGTTGGTAAAACTATTCGTGTCGAACGGGCTGGTACTGCCGGAGCTACACTAGTGTCCACAGTTCTGGCATATATTGGCCCAAACTCAGTCACCCTTGCAGATAATGCCTCTTCTACGGTCACTAATGTTACGATGGTTTATGGAACTGATGATAGTGCGGCTTTCCAGAGTGCAGTTGAAGCGGCGGAGGCCGGTACGGATGGTACGATGAATGTATTTGTTCCGGCAGGTAAGCGGTATATATGCTCATTCCAACTCCCCGCAATGGTCTCCATCATTGGTGGGGGCGCCTGTGCTTGGCGCGTTGAGTTTGATGAGATAGAAAGCCGAGGAGTCACTTTATTCCCTGTAGACGACTCTACGCCTGTCATCGACATAACGGGTCCATATCAATCAACCTCGTCAGGGGACAGGGTAGACAATCAGCGGATTGAGAACCTACGATTTCATGGCTATGGTTACGACGCACCTCTTGTAAGAGCACAGGCTACCGGAAGTACAATTGGATCGCCTCTTTTCAACGGCGCACATCTAAGGATACTGGGTTGTGGATTTAGTACAGCAAGATATGGAGTATATTTGGATAGTCCAGTAAACACCTCGATAAGTGACTGCGGATTTCATTACCTAGAGCGCGGGGTTTATATGCAAGGCGAAGCTCCCAGCTTAAATATCACCAACTCTGGATTTGTTATTGGTGCAAAAAACGGCGTTATGAGTGTTGCCCTTGAGTTTATAAAGGGCGTAACGATCAACCTGACCAACATTGAGTGGGGTCGAATGAATCACCTTATGTTTGCGGCAGATTGTCAGGTAAATGTAACAGGGTTTAATATTGAACAGATAGAGAGTGGCAACCCAGAGGCGGAAGGTGACTTTGGTATCAAACTAGACCAAGTTATTCTCACTATGCAGAATGGCAGGGCTACGGTTCTGGGAGGTTCTGCAACGTCCGTGCTTATTCGTGCGAGAGGTGCATCAACCTCGGTACTATTAAATAATATAAAGCTACAGGGATTTTCTACCGATCCAGCAACAGGCCAGCAGGTGATATTCCAAAATAATATTGCAGATTCTTTTCAGTATTATCCAAGTGTTAAGAGTATAGGGAACACCAGCTACGCACTACACAAGTACACAGATTCTGGATACGGAACTTTGCTTGAAGTAACGACAACGGACTGGCAGAACAGGCACGATGCGGGATTACCGTATCAGGTTCCCAATTTCATCACACTGTACGACACGTTTGCGGGGGGAGGAACTACCTCTGGAACGATTGGACAGCTTGGTTGGTACACGGATGAGGGAACTATAACACGCCTGGCAAGTGAGGTCGGCGGCTCAATAGCGTTGAGAACGGGCGCGGTGGCAAATGACCGAGCTAACATTATGTTTGAACCCGCCCCCTTTACTGACATTGAAGCGAGTTCTACATTTAGCGCAAGCCACCTACCGTTTGAAATGCGTATGGAGTTTAGAATGGAAGACACATTCGGGGTTAAGTTCTGGGCGGGTCTTCTTTCTGAACCCACTTCGGGCGCGGCAATAACTATGGCCGGATTGAGATATGACAGGGCGGTACTGAACAAGTTCGTGTTTGTTGTTGGTAATGACGCAAGTGTTAACACTGCTGAGACTGATGAGGCCGGAACTAGCTTCTGGCACAACATAAGGATTAGGAGTTTTG